CAGCCTCCGCCAGAGGAAGAGAAAGACTAGGGGCTCGAGTGAGCGGGAAGGCAGGAAAACGCCCACGAACCCCTAGTCTCTTCTCTTCTAACGCTCTCTAGGGGGCAGGGCAACGTGTGCCCAGCCTTTTGGTAAGGCTTTTTTGCATTCACAGGTCTGGATAATCACCATGCAGGGGGCGCGAGATAGGCCTTTCGCTATGCCAGCCGCCACCTCTGAGGTCAATCCTCGGTCTGGAAGCACCACAGCAATTCTTCTTTCCTGCTGTATTTCCGCTATGGCGCACCCAATAGCAGCAGCGATACGAGCAGTCTCAGAGCCGCTAGATGCAGGCACCAATACCTTATCATGTAGCCACCTCCCAATGGTAGGAGCCTTACCTGCCTCAATGCGAACGGTTAAATCAGGCACACCTTCAATAGGCTTGAGGTAACTGTTGATGGCCTCCTCTGCATGATTCAAGTAAGTCCGGCAGTTCTCTGACATGGTGTGTACAGCCTCGGCTAGGAGCTTCTTAGCCTGGTCCCCCTTGTCTACCTCAGCCGCCCGACGCTTTAGCAACAGGGGGCGGTTCTGAGAGAACTCATCGAACTCATCAATAGTATCTATGGCAATCTCTAGGTTCTTGACCTTGGTAGATGCCTCTCTCTTCAATGAGCCCAGCATATCCGTAGCCGCGAAGAAGCGGTCGTAAGCCGTTTCCTGTGGCATACGCGACACAAAGGTCGCTAACTCCCCCCGAAGGTCACTCAGGAGCCTCTCAGCGTCTTCCTGAGGTAATAGGTTCTGGTACAGGAACGTATAGAACTTAATGGGAGATGAAGCCATGAAACTGTAAATCTCCGGTACAATGAATCTGTAAGGTGGACTACAGTTTTCACGCTTACCGTCCTTCCACATGGCCTTCGAGCCCTCATCGAAGTGCAGGATAGAGTGGGCGTTAGCCGCTTGAGGGTGCTTGAGAGACATGACCATTCGCTTGGCCTTAGCTGCATCCCGTGCTCCGAACTCGTGAGCCTCACCGCTTAACGCCAGTTGTATGGCGTGAATGATTGTTGTCTTGCCCGAAGCGGGAGGGCCGCTAACGACCATCTTATCCGCAATCGCGTAGGCGGCTGAGGCACTTCGGGTGAGGTTAGTTATTAGTTGTGTTGCCTTCATATCAAGTCTCCTTCCAAGATTTACCTATCTCGGCTTCTGCTGTGAATGTTACGGGGATACCTTCTATCCTTCGTGTCAGTGTGTCAGTGATTATTTCCTTAGCCCACTCCGCCTTATCCTCGTCTACGACGAAGAGTACAGAGTCATGCATCTGATTGATGATGCCGGTGCCTTCCTTGTAGTTGAAGGGTAGCGGAGGAGCCTCGCGCCGTCCATTAACTTCTTTGCCCAGCACTAGGTCCATCATGCCTTGGTGAACTACCGCTCCACCGGAGGACTGGACGGGGTAATTGACGATAGCGTTCTTGTCTTCGCCGTTCTCGAAGAACCTCTTGAGGCCCCAGACCGGGTCTGCAATGTAGCCTTGCCTTCTGTAATCTTTAATACACTTATCCCAGAAGACCTTGAACTCACTGGCTCCGCCCAGCCACTTACGATGCATGGCTGCAACCTCCTTAAGTTTCTTCTTGAGGTAGATGAGGTTGCCTTCTGCGTCCTCCGTCTTGGTGATGATAGAGTGGATGGTCGGAGGGTCCGCCATGTAGAGCGCAGCGTACACAAAGGTTTTTGTAAGATCCCTTACCTTTTTGAACTGGCCTGTCCCCTTCTCCCTCTGGTCACGCGGGGCACCCTCCAGTTTCCAGTACTGGTCACCGAAGATGAACTGCCCTGATAGGTTGTGGGCATCGATGGTGTTGTTCTCGAATGCGTCGAGGTAGTAGTCTGCCCCTGCAAGCGCAGCCATCATACGGAGTTCCAGTTGGTCCATGTCTGCCCCCACTAGAGCCTTACCCTCTGGGGCAATGAAGCAGTCTCGCAGGCGATAGGGCACCGTCTGGAAGTTGGGGTTGGAACTACTGAACCTCCAGCCTACAGTACCGGTGACGTTGTAGTTGGGATGAACGTAACCCTCCGGTGTGCATACATACTGGTTCTTCTTGAAGTCAAACGTGCCAGGCTTCCACCGTCTGACGAAGGTGCCAAGCATCTTGTCTGCCCGTTTGAAGAAGCGTAGGTGGTTGAGGAAGGCTCGCTGCTCATCATCCAGTAGAGGGTTGGACAGTAACTTGCGCAGGGAGGGCATCGCCACGGAGGGCTCACCCGCATCGGTAATGTCCTGAACAGGTAGGCCCCACTTGTCGAACAGTAGCTTAGACAACTGCACTGGGCTGTTGGGGTTCAACTTCGGAGCCATCTGCTTTATCTCAGCGAAGTGTCGGGAACTCTCATCAACGAGATTGGCCTCCCACTCCTGACGCTTCTCTTCGTCCACACGCAGCCCTAGACGCTGCATTCCGAAGCAGATGGACTGGAGGTCGTCGAACCTCTTATACAAGCCGTAGTGGCCGTTTCCGCGCACTCTAGCCAGCATTGGGGCGAGTACCCTCTTGGTTACTGCAGAGTCTCGAGCATTGTACACCCAGAGTTCCATGTCAGAGCCTGCCCCAGTAGCCGCGTGTTCCGACTTCCACGCAGGGGCATCGGTCATGGTGCTGCCTGCGAACCATAGGTTGTGCCTGTTCTCAGGCCATCCCAATCTGTGCAGTAGAATACCATCTATGTGAGGGGCGGGGGTCACACCAAAGTTAGCCTCGATGGATGCACGGTCATACATCCCGCTGTTCCAGCCATACTTGCGTATGCCCTCCTGTACGAAGAACCAGCGCAGTATGCTCTTGACTCTACCTAGCTCCTTAGGTGGATAGAACTTAGTCTTGCCGTCAATAGATAGGAAGGGCACGACGACAGAGAAGTCTTCGTCCGCAATAGACAGGCACCTTAGCCTAGCAGTCCACGGGTCTAGTCCGTCAGTCTCAACGTCATAGGCTAGTACCGGCTTCTTGTCTGGATGCCAGCGTGTATCGAATATCTCCTGTAACTGGGCAGCCGAGGGAGTGTAGACTATCTCAGGCTCCACCCACTCGAGGCGGTTATCGAAGTACCGGAAAGCCTTCTTGATGTCTGAGCGGAATACCCACCGCCACATCTTAGCCATAGCCACGAGGCGTACTCCAACAGTAGGCAGCACCTTAATGTCCTCACCATCATAGACTTCAATAACAGTGGGGCCTCCTCTTACATCCATCAGGGAGGGGCGGCCTGGCATTAACTTAGCGGCACTCCCTAGGAGTATGCGGTTCTTGTAGGGCTCTAGCTCTGCTCTGAGCCTTGGGGCACAGCACTCCTCTGGGGTGGGGAGCAGGTTCATCTTGCGTCCTTTACGGAAGCGGTTCTTGTTGCGTAACTTGGCGTTGAAGCCTTTGACATCATCCGCGTGGTAGCGGCAGGCAACGACATAAGTCATCGCGACATCGGTACGGTCTACCCCCGCCTCCTCTAGCGCATCGTGGAGTTCAGTCTCTTTAGGGCCGACGAACGGCATACCTAAAATAACCTCGTGCTTACCGGGGAAGTCGCCTACGATGATAGCACTAGCCTTCTTAGGGTGCTGTCCCAACACAGGGTTCGCCCATGTGCCTCTCTTCTCTAGGTCTGCCTTTAGGGGGCATATGTCACAGCGAGCGCAGTTGCCTTCATTGCTCATGTTGTCTCCTAATGCAAGGCCAAGCCTGCTAGTTTGAGTGCGTCCTTGACAGCCTTTAGTTCCGTATCTCCCGAGGCGTGAACGGTCTTCATCCGAACATTCCGATAGCACCAGTACGAGGCAGCCGCTAACCACTTGCCGTCTGGCTGAAGTTGGGTGTCCACGGGTATCTCGCCAATAACCCGAAAGAACTTACGAGTAAGGGGGTGCTTCATCTAAAGTCTCCAGTGCAGACGGCGGCAATCATGTAGATGAAGGCAGCGAGTATTATTATCCAAGAATAGTAGTCAGGTCTAGTCGGCATAAGTCCTCCAAAAGAAACCCCACCTCCCGTGAAGGAGATGGGGCAGGTTGCGTAGCAGCCTACAATCCGTCTAAAGGATCGCTGTCGTTGGACTCGTTGTTACCAGAATCAGTAACGGTGACACCAGTGGTTGCAGGTTTCGCAGCGAATACAGGGCGAAGAGCCTTGTGCTGTGCTTCTGAGATCCACTTGGTTTCAGCGTAGCTGTCCTTAGTGCCTGGGATGTGATGGCAGTAAACCACCTTGTCGCAGAAGGACTTCACAGTGAAGCCCTTTTTACCCTTCAGTTTATCGAGGCTAATGCCTGCGGAACCGAAGAACCCTGCAATCTCCCCCAACTGCAGACGAGCACCCATCGAGGTGTCTTCTGCATTAGGGATTCCCATGTTGACGGTGATGAACATATGCTCCATCCCAGCCTCTTGGACTTGGAGAGAGAGCCATGCACGGGGGTTGCCTGCCTTGCTAGTGTAGGGCTCAAAAGAGGTGGACTTGCAACGGAACACACCCTCCTGCTTTACCTTAAACTGAGCGGTTTGCGGGCGGACTGCATCCCCCTTGTCATCTGTCATACCAAAGTTGAGTTCAAATTTATCCATCGTATTGTCCTATCGTCTGAGTGTTGTCAAATGGCAACCGAAGTTGCCGGTTCTCCTCGGAGGATTCCTCGGAAAGTATTAGCAGTTGAACCGCCTCGCCCTTTAGGACAAAGGTGTCTCCCGCTGTGGTGAGAGGTCTAATGTGAATCACGCTACCCGCGCCCTCCCCATCTATCGCTACTGTAACGTGGGCTACTAACTTAGAACTCATCTTCCACCTCTACGTCTGCGGCCATGAAGTCGATGAACGAATCCACCATGTCAGTCTCAGCCTGTTTAAGATAAGCGCGGTCAAGGGCATCTGCGATAGTCCACCGGATGTGGCGGTTGTTATCTATCTTGGAGGATAGCTCCTTAGCAGACTCCTTGAGGAATACCTTGAGGTCATCGTTAGACTTGAGCAGAGGTACTGCGTCACAAGCAATCTTCTCGACTGACTCTTCCATCCACTCAAGGCCAGCAGGCCGAGGCAAGTCCATCCCTGCAACGCGGAGAGCCTCTCCGAAGTTCATAGGCACCTTACCCGGAAGGCCAATGGCCGTGCGGTCTTTAGCCAACCAGTCCACTGAGGCCATAGTGTTGAGTAAGAACGGCCAGCCCGGCTCGTCACTAGGCACGACGTGTGCCAAGTAACTGAAGTAAGAGGGGAACTTGTTGGTGAGGTCGTAGCCCGGCACAAGCGGCTGGCCCGGTACTGTGACCATCGACCCCTTCTTCTCTTTGATGACGGGTGGGCGTTCGTGCATCGTTAAGAAGATTAGTGAGGGGCACTCAAGGCAAGCATCTCGGAAGTCCATGATAAGGTCTGCGAGTTCATTCCATTGAGCCCAGCCAGTCTTGATGCCACGTATACGGCGTATCTCATAATCAATCTGGAGGTTAAAGTCATCGAAGACGACAGCAGGGAAGTTCTTCTTTGCTGCTGCGCGGACTACTTTAGTAGCCTCGATAACACCTTTGGCTTCCAAGGCTTTGACCTCAATGCCAAGCCATTGCTGAGTAGTAAGTGCGCCAGGGGCAGCAACGAACACTCCGGTGGGAAACGCTCTTAATGCTCCGAGGGTCTTGCCGGAACCTTGAGGGCCATACACACAACCCAAGAAACTCTTGGGGTCAATCCTTCCTTTCATGTCTTCTCCTTAAACGTCTGAGCGTCTAATGTTATTGGTAAGTGTCTTATCAGAGTCAGCGGCAGGCCACTGCTGAAGTACAGATATGGCGGGGTCAGTAAATCCGCAAACAACTTCTTTGAAAAGTGTACGGTTGAATACAAAAAGGTACGGCAAAGATTGGGCTAATGCTTGTACTTCTCTATGCTTGAGGTAATGGAGGCATATCCTCATGGAGTTAACTATGTCCCAGTTCACATCTTCAGAGGAAGGCGCAACCTCACTTGAGTATGGTGTTATCGTATCCATACTAGGAGCAGCCATAGCGGTCTTTGCTTGGTGGTGGGGGTCATTCTTCTCGTGGAGTTTCACCACGATGTCTGATTGTATTGATGTCAATTTCGACCCCTCTTGCTATTCAGCTTCTTCCAATCAGGGCGTACCTGTAGAAACAGCCGACCCAGTGTGGTGGCCACACGAAGCCGACTCATAACGTAGGCCCATAGTTACAGACGTGCGCCATCTCGCAAGGAGAGTTGTACCTCCAGCAAGAGTACTCGGTGTGAGCCCCAGGCCATTCGGCTGCAGGGAGCCCAGTCTTCTTGAACATCTCGATAGCACGGTTCGCCCACTTGATAGTACGGGTGAACTGCTGGTCACCAAAGGGTGCAGCCTTAACGTACTCCCTGCGAGTAGCGACCTTGCCGGTCTTGTTGTCGAACGAGACTAGGTTGAGCATCACTCCCCCAAACTCCTCGCCCCAGATAGACTGGCCGAGAACACGGTAGCCTAGGAACTGACCCGACAGTTGTCGTCTGGCTCCGCTGCGATGCAGGGCAGCCACACACTTATGATCCCAGATGTAAACCTTACCGTCACTACGACGACGAGCAACCATATCTGGACGCTGGGTGTACAGGTGCTTACGTCCTGCGTCCTCGATGTAGACCTCTATCTCATCCTCTACGTTGAGAATCTCCCAGTCTGTATCATCTCCCCATGTGACGTTGTAGTGTGTGATGATAGTCTGACACCGCTCCGACCAATCTTCCCAGATGGGGTCACCGGATGCAGCAGTCTCCTTCTTAGCGAGGGCGCGAATGGCAGAGTAAGGCCTCATGTACTCATCTGCCTCGCGGCCTTGGGCTGTGAGTTGAATCCGCTTGTACACATGGGCTAGGCCGCAGTGTACCAGAGTACCACGGACGAGTGGGTCACTCATCTTACGAGGCTCTTTCTCTTTGTCGGGCTCGAGGTAGTGCAATGCCCAGAGCCTTGGGCAGACCATGAAGGTCTGATGCCAGTGCCACCCCTTGCGGGATGGGCCTCGGTCTATAAGTTTGCCTGCCATCACATCACCCCCAGCCCCATGAGGGCGGCAGCGACTAGCAGCATCATGCCGGTTAGCACAGAGCCTGCGACAAAGGCTTCAAAAACCTCAAGCCATACTACTCCATAGTGGATTCCATCGTTGTACATATTGCCTTCCAGTGCGGGGTATACCCGCGATTGTTATTTACCTGACTTCTCGAAAAAGACCACAACCTCGATGATGCCCGAGAGAATCATGTCGCGCTGTGTCTCGCTGAGTTTTGACCAGTAAGGGATGGTGTCCAAGTTCTCATCAATGAACTTGGTAATCTCAGTGGTCACCCAAAGTTTCTTCTCTTCGCCCGTAGAGTCCATCTCGGAAGCTTGGGTTACTAAAGAGGCAGCCCATGTGACGATGTTGATGATGAGAATAATGACGCTCTCTGGCACTGCTGGCCACAAGCGTTTGAATAGACTTTCCACGACAAAGATAAGTATTGCGTTCATGAGGATCTCCTAAGATCTTTCTCCTCTATAAGAGTATAGGTGAAGTTGTGCCACCCATGAATAACAACTTGTGCTTGGCATAAGGCCAGCACCCTTTCCATAGCCTCTTCGTCCCTAAGAACTTGACATCCGGCAGATGCAGATTTCTCTCCACCTTTCCAATCATGTAGGTTAATCCCGAACATTCCCTGCTCAACGTGCTTCCCTTCTATCTCGGGCGTGGGGTCACGGTCATCGTCCCTAGCCACATATACCGGAGCCGCCTGTACCAGAGCCGGACGGCCACGGTGCTTGCCCACTCGGTAGCACTGGGAGTACTGTCCGGGTACGAGAACTGCTGCTCCCTTGGAGTTGACAGGACTGAGCAAGTACTTCGTCGTAGGCACTGTCGTACACTCGAAGAACTCTATCCGCCACATACTGTCGTATAGGTAGGCAACATAGAGGTCATCACAGAACACTTTATCCCGCACCTCCTTGCGCACCCCTATGATGTTGAGGTCGAACATCCCGTACTCATAGACCTTGTAGCCTAGATTACGAACTGCCTGCAGTAGGGGAGGCAAGTGCCTTCCGTGACCGGGCTTGTAACTCTTATTACTTCTTATCATCCTGCTCTCCTATGGGTAAGAAAAAATCACACTTGAGTGCGCTGCCGTATTGCTTTGCTCGTACCTTATCGAACATAGCCCAACTCTGCATCTGACCAGAGGGGGCGACAGACCTGCGGCACTCTGCTTTCAGCAAGCACCCCTCTCCAAGACACTTCGTAATATCTGCCATTCCCGCCCCCTCTTAGTTGTTTATCTTTAGTACATAGTAAGCAACTATGGTTGAGATGAACGAGCCGTACACAGTGCCTGTGAGCAGCCCCAGTGAGAACATCCCCGCACCCTTCGCCCAACTAGCAGCCCTCTCAACGTAGCTCGGAGCCGAAGGCTTTAGGTCAGGGGTTTCCATCCCCCTTAGGCAGAGATAAAGAATGCTACGTTGACGCTTGCCCCAGGATTGGCGGGGCTGAAGGCTGACGCTGCGAAGTTTGTTGAACCTGCGACACTAAGGCCTGTTCCGAATACCATGTTTCTAGGGAAGATGTATGTCTTAGACTTAGCGGCAGGGCAGTACAAGACTGCTTGAGGCTTTGTTGTCCCTACTGTTACGCCGCTTGTGACATTGTATAGGAACACATAGATGGCTGAACCCGCGTTGACTGTGTTGTCAATGAAGATTTGCTGGACGTTTGTTGCGCCTCCATTGATGTCGTGCTCAATGGTGGTGTCGCAGTCAGTATCTCTGATGAGTTTAGATACAGAGCTTGAACCGTAGGTGGAGGTAATGATTGCCATAGGTTGCTCCTAGGTAGTGTAGACGTAGATGGTGGAATCGTGGGAGGGATTCGTAGTAGTCGCAGGGTCAGAGTCAGTCTGAGTTGCGTTATACGATAAGCCGCTTGTAAAGGGAATACCCTCAGGGATATTCACACTGAATGTAGAAGAGGCTGGAACTAAAAATGAGAAGATCGGAACCGTAGTTCCTGCTACAGCAGAGGTATCATCGTAGAAGCGCAGCATAATAGTAGTACCACCTGTGACACACTCGACTCCATAAAAGGTGCCAGTCCCACCAGTCACATCTACTATCATAGTGCTTCTAACTGCTGTGTCCTTACTAACTTTATACTGGCCTGCGCGACGGAAGCCGCCTTTTGTTACCGCCATTGTGTTCTCCTAGACTCGTAATTCATTAAGGTATAACCGATTCGTTACCCTTCCTCTAGTACGGGTTCGGCGTGTTGTCCAATAACCCCTCTATCTTCTGAAAGCATATAGCCTATGAGAGCCTTGCGAGATTTGTACCCTTTACGCTGGTGCCATGCATCATTGCCTGCAAGGCTAGGCATCCTATACACAGTGACGTTGCCGTAAGTAGGCAACTCCCTCTCGGTGTGGAGATGGCCGGTAAAGATGAACCGCCACTTTGTTTCCCCCCACATGACGGGCACTTCCCCCGCTATGATTGCAGGCCAGTCCTTCACCTTGCCTACGTCACCATGTAGGAACGTCACTAGGCTGTTGCCGTACTTGATGTACTGTCGGTTACTATACGACTCACACACAGTCACGTCATCCGCAGTGGAGAACCATCCGGCTAGGGCTGCCCGTACTAGGGTAGCGGAGTAGCGGTCATGGTTTCCGGGTATGACGAAGACTTCGACGGGTGCGAACTGCCGTACTAGGTCTACATAGTCACGGCACATCATAACGTAGGACCAGGCCAAGTCTTCGGGCGAGCCGTCACAGTCCTGCGGAGTACCATGTGTTGTGGTAGAGTGGGCGTTGTCAATGTGTAGGCCGTCACCACCGAGTGCGAGCAGCACCTTAGCAGGGGCACCGGCGGAACTAACGCGGGAGAGCAATCGCTCGGAGATACTCATGAGCCGTGCTTGCGCTACCTTACGGTTATACTTCTCGCCTCTCTTACCCCAGTGGAAGTCAGTAGGGCTAACCACCAAGGCGTAAGGCTCCGCCGCCTGTGCCAGGCGTACCCTAGGCACACTGTGGCTAGGTGCTACCTCCCCGAACCTACCAGCAATGCGGCTGGCCAGCAGGTCGAGCCGCCTAAACGACTCTGCATCTTTCTTGACGCGCCGGTATTCCTTACGTTCAGCCTTGACCAGTACGCGCTCTTCCTTCCTGCGAAGGAGGTCTTCCACAAGTTCTCGTTCATCGGTTGAGTGTAACTCTTCCTCCGACCAAGGCGAAGAGTCATGAGTAGTTCCCATTGCGCGGAACAACTCGGTCACCGTACTCCGAGCCAGCCCAAACTTACGGGTGAGTTCATTCACGCTGGATGGGGCACCATCCCAGTTGGAGTAGGCTAGTCGCATCGACCGCCACATATCTCCAGGGATAGTCATGGGTAGTTTCTTCGACTGGAGGTGTACTATGTACAGGTCTTTAGTCTCATCGTAGTAGTAGCCAACCTCATGGGCATAGTCTACGGAGTCTCTTTCGATGACCTCGATGGGACTCTCTCCTAACTCTGCAACCTTCTTGTTCGCGCCCAGTTTTGCTCTTGCCCAGTAGCAGAACTCACGGAACTCATGAGTATCCATCCCACTCTCTTCGCCATACCACTCCCACAGTCGGGAGTACTTGGACTCCCGTAGGGAACTCATCAGCCGGTCGGAGTGTAGTCTCTCCAGAAGTTCTGCCCATTCGATAGCCATGCTCTTCTCCTTCTTATTATTATTCGGAGGTAAGGTAACTTATACGGGTGTTATGGCGCAACTTATGACACCTCCATCATGAGTAGGATAAGCATTCCCGCCCCGAGGATTCCCAGTAGAATCAGTACCATCAGCATCAGTCCTTGGTCTTTCATAGTTTAAGCCCTCGGCTAATTCTGTCCTCCCTATACCACGCCATCCCCTCTTCTGTCATCCTGTACTTGCTCGCGGCAGCCTTCTTGCTGCTGGAGTAGAGCAACTCTTTGTCTACCAACCCGCGAACAAACTTACGAGTAGACTCCTCTCCCATGCCCAGTTCTTCCGATAGGTCTGGCACCGTGAAGGCAGCAGGATACCTACGTCCAAGCCCCCGCAAGATACGTCGAGCGTTGAGATAGATAGAAGCATAACTCTGCTGTTCTGAGGATAGGGCTATGCCTTTGAGAAGGTCGGTCACCCACTCCTTTGCTAGGTTGCTACCCTGCACAGCGGGTAGAACCTTACCCTTCTTCGCCCTAGTTCCCGCTATCTTCTCGACGTAGCCTCTGTCCTCTAAGGCACTAACTGCATTACACACTACGCCACGGGAGCATCCAATCTTATTGGTCAACCCCTCCTGTCTCCAAGTCCGGCTCAAGTCCCAGCCCAAAGACAGCAGCACCAACCGTTGGTTGTGCCCCTGCACTCGAGGCACCCCATAAGGATGACGCTTTAGTTTCTGTTCCATCTCTGTTCTATACTTGCTCATACTATTCTCCCTTCTTTGAATTAGGTCTTAGGCCATAGCCATCTCGATACCACCCGCTACCCGACAGTGAGAACGAACCTGCGCTTACCTGTTTGATAGGCTTAGGGTCACCACACTTAGGGCACGGAGGAGTATCCGCGTTCATCTTCATCAACTTCTCGAATGCGTTTCCGCACTTACACTTGTACTCATAGATTGGCATTACATCTCATCCATAAGGATGCTGGCGAGTATCTCATCCTCAGCATCTTCTAGTCCCAGCGAACTAACGAGCTCACCAACGTCTGT